TGCATCATTTTCTAAACGATGGTCAATCGTTGCCGTGAAGTTTCCTCGACCAGCTAAGTCCAAGGCAAAATCATTTAACAGCGGTAAATCTAAAATAGAAGCCATTGCTCTACTAACGGCTGTTTCGCCTGCATAAATCCCCGTGGCAATCGTGCCGCCGAAATTCAATTTATGCAAATCAGATAAGGGACCTTCTTTTGCTGGTGAAAATGGTAAAAAGTTACGAATTTTACTGACGACCCCATCGATTGCTTCTTTGGCTTTTCCAATTGCGCCTGTAATTCCATCAGCAATCATACCGACAATATTCGCACCGGCATCGGTGAATTTTGAAAACCAACCTTGGATTGCTTGCCAAGCACCTTCAATTACAGAACCAATGGCAGTTTTTACCTGATCGGCTGCATTGGTAACCCCATTTTTGATATTTTCAACTAACTGTCCGCCCGAAGCTAACAGTTGACCAAAATAAGAACCAATCTTCGTGATCATTTGTGAGATTAATGTTCCTGCTGCGGACAGCAAGGCACCCAATAGACTGAGTACACCATTAATTAAGGCTTGAATCAGTTGAATCCCAGCACTTAACAACTGTGGCAACGCATTGATTAACGCACCCATTAAAGCGGTAATTAGCGTAATTGCTGCAGTAACCAGTTGCGGTAAAATTGAAATAATCCCTTGGATCAAAGCCATTAGCAATTTGACGCCTGCGCTGATGATTTGTGGCAAGGCACCAATTAAGGCATTTACCAATGTCAAAATTAAGGTAATAGCTGCCGCAACTAAGGTTGGTAAAATCGAAATAATTCCTTGAATTAACGCCATTAACAATTTGACACCTGCGCTGATAATCTGTGGTAAGGCACCTATCAACGCTGTCACTAACGCTAGAATAATCGTCAGCGCTGATTGAATTAACTGAGGTAAAATCGTCATAATCCCAGTGATTAATGCCATCAAAATTTGTAAACCAGCAGTCAAAATCAACGGTAACATCGTAACAAATGCATTGACTAAGGCTGTGATAATTGAAACACCTGCTGTAACTAGCATTGGTAACGCTGTGACAAAAGCTGTCACTAATGTAGTGATGATATTAATCGCTGCAGTTGTAATTGTTGGCAAGGCGGTGACAATCGCATTAACTAAAGTCATTAATAAGCTCAAACCAACTTCTATCAACATTGGTAAGACTGTTGTAATCCCCTGAATCAACGTAGTAATAATTTGTGTTGACGCTTCAATTAAGACTGGCAAATTGGCAACGATCGCACCAACAATTAACGTAATTAAACTAGATAACGCGGTGACGATGCTTGGAATAGCTTCTGTTATTTTCCCGAGAATACTGGTTAAGACTGTTGTAAAAAGTTGTATAACTTTCGGTAGATTAGCCGCAAGCATTGTTGTAACAGATGTAATCGTGTTACCTAAATTATCAAAGACTTGGGTAATACCACCCGCACTCAAATCACCGGTTTTCATCCAGGCCGTCACGAATGAAACAATCAAGGAAATAATTAGACCAAACGGCCCAGAAATTCCTAATGCAGCCAGTGCAACCTTTGTCAGAACTTTTACCAAAAGACCAACCGCTAAACCAGCTTTGTCAAAGGTGCCACCGAATTGCCCTAATAAGTTACTACCTAATTGCAAGCCGCTGGCAAAAACGCCTGCTAGCACACGACCAATTGTTGAAAAAATAGTCGCCATTTTCTCTAAGCCTACTGCAAAAAATTGTTTAAAAACTGCCATTACTTGCTGAAAGGCCGGCTGGATCTGTTGTAGCAATCCTACCAATTTGCCAAACGCCGCTGAAACAGCTCCTTGAATGGCACTAGCTAAGCTATTGATACTATTTCTAAATGTTTCATTGGTTTTATAGAAATAAATAAACGCTGCTACCGCTGCTAAAACGGCTGCTACAATTAAAATTAATGGTCCTCCACCTAAGGCACTAAAACTAGCACTTAGTTTTGATAAGCCACCACCTAACTTCCCAATGTTTCCTTGTACAAGAGCCAAACCAGCACTAAACTGTTGAAATTTTTGCTGAGCCATCGTTACCATAATCAACATGGGCCCAATGGCGGCTAAAATGCCCATAATGGCAACAATAAAAACTTGGACGGGTTTTGGTAATTTGATAAATAAATTCACCAAAGCTGTAATGCCTTTGACGACTGTGATAACCACTTGAACCAAAATTTCCATTCCTGGAGCCATCACGCTTTGAATCACTTGTGCCGCCGCTTCAAATGATTGATTCATCTGAGTCAATGCCCCTTGCAACTCGCCTTGCAATGAATCAGAAATCCCTCCTGCACTGGCCATAATCAGTCCTTGCATTCCTTGAAATTCGCCACTGACCCCAGCACCGACGCCCATAACTGTTTTTAAAACATTCAGCATAGGTAAGGAAACGGCACTAGTCATGGCCGTCCCAAAGCTCAGCATATTATTTTGTGCATTAGTAAAGCCATCAGAGGTTTCTTTCCCCGCTTTTTTAGCTGCTTCACCGGCTTGTTCAGCAGAATCTGTTAACGCTGTGTTCATTTGATCTGCTGCCTTTGCTGTTTCGTCTCCTGTTTTTTTCACTGTTTCTCCAGATTGTTGCATGACGGTTTTAAATGTGTTCATGACCGTGGCTGACTGATTGACACCCGCACTAATTTTCCCTAAATATCCACTTAATAAGGCATACTCACCGCTCATACTTTTTAATGCTTGTTGGACGCCTGCAAGGCTTTTCTTTGCCTCCGATAACGGCGTTTTTTCTTTGTCATTCTCCATCTACTCTCCTCCCTTCTCGATAGCGGCGTAGACGCTCTGCCACAGTGGCAAGTTGCGTTTTTTTCCGCTCATTTAATTTTGTTCGTTGTGGCTGGTTAGCTGCCAGAACTTCAGCAACTCGTTTTTCATAATCATAAAAACTTTTAAAGCTTTCAAAAACGGGTTTTCCTTTTTTGTTTGTCGCTTGCGCTTTAACATTTAAGTAGGCAAGCTCGTGCCTTTTCCGCTCTTCATCTACTTCTGCTAAATTAAAAGCAATCATTCGTAATTCAAATTCAGACATGGTCATCCGATCCACTTCTTCAAATGAATGACAGCCTAAGTAGCGAAAAGCAGAAAGAGCGATGTCGTGATACACGTCATCGCTCGTTTTAATTAGTTGGTCGCTTGCGCTTCTGCTTTCTTCGCTTCTTTGCTGAACTGATCGATCATTGGTTTTGTAAGAGGTTGCTTTCCCATTTCTTTAAGCAAATCATCTGAAAGTTTTTTGACATCTTGGGTCATTAACCATGCTTCAATTTCCGACTTACCTATTTTTAATTGCCCACTTTGTAAAGCTTCCATGATGTCAACTAAGATTACTGGATTGTATTGGCGTAAATAAATCATTGCTGAACTGATGCCCATGCCGAATTTGGCAGCGCCATTTTCAATTTGGTAACGTTTATCTAATTCGCGAATCGCGCCAATCGTAAATTTCACTTCAATTGTTTTTCCGTTAATCTCTAAATTCATTTTTTATCCTCCTAAAATTCAACACTTTTTGATTATTCGCCAGGTTGTGGTGCTTTATCTGGAACGGTATCTTGGAACGCATATTGTGCTTCTGCAATAATATCTGCTTCTACTGTTGCAAAACCATCTTGTGGTTTGCCATTAATAGAGGCTTCTGTTTCAATTTCTACTAATTCTTCTACATTGGCTGGTAAACTCCATGAATTTACATAACCTTGGGCATAAATTGCTGGATATTTACCTTCCGCATTTTTTTCACCTTTTAAATCAACATCCCAAAATTCCATTAAGATGCCATCTTCGACTGCGTCTTTCATGTATAAATTTTCATCATCTCGAGAGGCTAAACCGCTTAACGATAACGTAACTTCTAAACCAGATACAGCATTCGCAACGCCATCTTTTGTTTGCGTACCGCTCGATTCACGTGAGAATTCCCATTCATGTTCAATTTGAAATAAGGGTTTCATTGCTTTCTTTGTCGCTGCTTCATCCAAGCGACGAACTAATAAAATACGGTCTTTTCCTTGCATAACTTCTCCCATTGATAATTCCTCCTAGTAAAATTGCATGTGTAATGGTAGTACAGCATGCCAAATTGTTTTTTTCATTTGTTTGGTATCTTTTACCATTTGTGCTTTGACTTCTTGATGTTTGATACCCCAATTAAAATGAGCCGTTCGTTTTAAGTTACTGGTTGCCTGCCGTAAAATCGTTCCTTTAATTGTAGAAATTTGTTGTCGTTCAGATAACGCACCATAAACATGCATTATTAATTCAATTTCACCCAAAATAGCTGATTTAGTTGGCTTAGGTAATTCTTTACTATCACCTAAGTAAACAAATGGCTGATCTGGTAAATCTGTCGGCAGTTCCTCTAGCAACAAAAATCCTGACGTCTGGCATATTGCAACAAGGGCTTCATATAACTCTTGTTCCGCTTCATTCATTTTTAGCGCCACCTTTCCATTCAAAAAATTCAGGATTGGTTAACAAATTGGCTCTCTTCTAGTCAAAATGAAGGATTTTGAAAGTAGCCGGCATTTTCTGCTCCTTCATAGCTGACACAAGAAAGCAGTCAAAATTATAGAATTCCGTGTCTTCATTTTTTGGTTGCCTCACGTTTATCTATCTCTTTCGACACTATTAATTTACCATGTTGACACCTGAAAAAATTCCACGCTTTTTCCATGTTTACATCCCTAGTTCATCCGCCACCGCTTCAAAGAAATGATTTCTTAATTTATAGGCTTGGCTTTTACTAATAAATAATTGCTGGGCAAGTCCAATTAATGTTAAAGAGGGCCGTTTTTTCATATATAGTTCTTCAATAATCACGCGCGTTTGTTCATCCGCTTCAGCTAAACAATTTTTGATAATGTCTCGATTTCTCTCTAAGTTCCACAGACGACGATCCATAGCTATCGTAATCGCCATTCGTTCGGTCACTACAGAGTGAAGTCCTTGTCCTCTAATACCAGCATTTAAATCTGCTTCTTGATAAGGGTGCCGTAATTCTTCTTCCCGTTGCCGGATATACTCATCTGTTTTATAAAAGTCTGCTAAAATATCTTTGATATAATTAAATGTTGACGTACGCATTGGTTAATCTCCTTTACTTTTATTCATTTAAAAGTGTTAATCGATAAATAAAATAACACTCTTTCGACATGTCTAAGCCGTGACGAATCGCTTCATCTGAATAACCGAGCCAAATTAAATAGAGATACTCGCTTTTTGTAAACGATGCGGCCTTGATGGATTGGATGGGTCTTGATTGATCCATCGACCAATTACCGATTGCTTGTCCTAATTCTTGAATTTCCTGCATAATAAGTTTATTTTTTTGACTTGCCCAATCGGGATATTGATTCATTAGTTGTAAGAGTCGTTTTCTTTTTTGTGCTTTTTCGCTTTGTTGCTTTGAAATATCTTTAAATACAACGCTTTTCATTTCAAATAAATCTTTTTTACATTTTGTTAAATTACTCATGTTTACGGCCTTCTCTTTCACCAATTAGATAACCTAACATCAGTGTCATTGTCCAAAAGATAAACCCAATAATAATTGTTAACATATTTATTTCACACTCCTCATTCGCTTGTCTGTTGTGTCTTTATATTGGAAAACATAGCCACTGGCGTGCTTCATTAGACGAGAAATAATGCGTGTTCCATAGGCCTCCACCAGTTGTTTTCCAGAAAAATTAGTAGTAAAAATAGTTGCTTTATTCTGTCTAGCTTCTAAAATTCGGTTTAAGATGTCATTGTTAAAATCCGTACTAACTTTATTTTTAATTCCTAATTCAGCACCTAAATCATCTAAGACCAAAACGTCTGCTTTTTTCATTCTAGTAATATACGCTTGAGCCTTTGCTTGGCTTTTGGCCGATTCATTCATGGACATTTTTAGTTTTTCTAATAACTCAGAGTAGCTGACAAATAAACAATACTTTTGATATGCAGAGCGTTCTAAGACTTCAACTAAAATACTGATAGCCAAATGACTTTTACCGACACCAGGTTTCCCTGAAAAAATAACGTGAATTGGCTTTTCTTCAACAATCGCTGAAACTGCTGCTAAGGCCCGTTCTTTTGCTTGTCTTGTTTCTAATTCAGTGGTTTGGTAATTGGTTAAACGACATTGCCGTAGCGCATCATCAGCAATTAAGGACCCTTGATGAAAAAATTTTTGTGTACGTGCCATAAAACTCTCTTGAGAACGTTGTTGAGTGGCTTCTTGTTCATGTTTTTTTAGCATTTTATACCCACACGACCAACAAGTTGGGGCACAACGTTCTGTGCCATCTTTATTTTTTTGTTGCCAAACATATTGTTCACTGCCACATTCAGGACAACGGTCTTCAACTTTTTCTAACAATTGACTCAATAGTATTTGAAAAGTTTGATCTGTCGCATGCATACTGATTTCCTCCTTTCTTTAAAAACCTAACTCTTGATATTCTTCTGTCATTTGCGGCGCATGCTCCGACACTTGTTTTTTATCATTTACCAGAACTTCATGTACGGATAAATAATTTTGTTGCTCCCAACTTTTCAAAATAGCATTTACATAGCCGTAATTCCGTTTATTTCGATCGACGGCAATTCCTAAAGCATGCAAGATTAATTGGCATGCTTCCTCTTGGCTAGCCCCTTTTTGTATAAAATCTTGCAACCAATACTTAAAATCTTGGCTTGTTTTTGAGGCCAGTGTACCAAAGCCGTTTTCCTCATAAAAATGATAAATCATCTTTAAACAATCGTTTTCTGAACTACTACCTTGACTCTGACCTAACTTAGACTGGACTATGCTTTCCTGTGGTAACCGTTGGTAGTCAGCTGGTTGACCACTGACAGACGATTCTACTTTAAACGTATAAG